ACGGCAAAAAACTTAAAGCTAAGGCAAGCCAGTCCAACCCGATCGCGTGGTGGATGACTGGCAACCGGTCTTACCTTGTTGTCCGAGCTGTTGAACAATTTTCTAGCGCCGTGGTTGATAAAGAATTGACACACGACGGCTCTTTGGCGTTAACCCGCCACGTACTCAACGCTCGTCGCCGTATTGGGCGCTCGGGTATCACTATTGCTAAAGCACACCCTGAAAGCAGGGACAAAATCGACGCGGCTGTAGGTGCTTTGTTGGCGTACCAGGCACGGCTAGTAGCCCTCTCAAAAGGTGAAGCCACACGATCCACTTTTATCCCCCGTCGCATACGATAGGACACTAATTTTATGGCTACCCAGCTTAGTAAGGGCCAACAAGCTCTCGTAAAGAGTTTGGCACGTAAACAAAGTCACTACGCCCTTTTGGAGCGTTATTACGACGGTGACGCGCCTCTACCCGAGAGCGCCGAGGGCCAGTCGAGGGCTTACCGTCGTTTCCAACGTAAAAGCCGTCTGAACCTGGCACAACTGTCGGTAGCGGCGGTTCGAGAGCGTATGGTTATTGGCGGTTTTCGTACGGGTGCCGAAGATGACGATAACGGCGACCGTGAGGCCCGCCGGTTGTGGAAAGCTAACCATTTAGATTACTTAAGCGCCGACCTACATTCGTATATGTTGCGTTTTGGTACCGGCTACGCCCTTGTGGGGTACCCTGAGGGCTCGCAATACCCGGTAGTGACCGTAGAAGACCCGCGCCAAGTTTATGGCCGTGTGTCGCCTACAGAGCCGTCTAACGTCTTAGAGGCTATTAAGGTTTTTAGCGAGAATGGCTCGCATTTTTTGTATTGGTACGGCGTGGACACTATCGAGGTGTTTACCAAGCCTTCCGACCAAAACATTTTCGACCCTGACGGTTACCAGTTGGTCGGTGAGACCACTAACCCTCTAGGCGAGGTTCCCGTAGTCAAGTTTACTAACGCTGACGAGCGCGGCGAGTATGAGCCTTACCTGGACATTATCGACCGCGTTAACCATATGATTCTACAGCGTCTAATTATTGCTACGACGCAAGCGTTTAGACAGCGCGTACTAAAGGGCGATTTTCCCACCCACGACGCCGACGGTAACGAAATTGACTATAACGGTATGTTCGAGTCTTCGGCCGGCTCTTTGTGGATGATTCCCGAGGGCGCTGACGTCGAAGAGCTTGGTCAAGCTGACATTAGTGGTATTTTGCAGGCTGTACGCGCCGATATACAAGACTTTGCCGCGGTTACCCGTACACCTATGCACTATTTTACCCCTGAGGGCGCTAACGGTAGCGCTGAGGGCGCACAGTTGGCCCGCGAGGGGCTTGTGTTTAAAGCTGAGGATCGTATCGCCAGGGTTTCCCCTGGTTGGTCTAAGGTTATGTCTTTGCTTTTCCGTTGGATGGGCGACGAGACTCGGGCGGCTTTGCTCGACCTCGAGCCGTTGTGGAAACCTGCCGAGCGTTACTCTATGTCTGAGCGGGCTGACGCTAATTCGAAGTTCCAAGATATTCCGTTTAGGTCGCGTATGGCGCTTATTGGCCAGTTCTCTCCCGCTGAAATTGACGAGATGGAAATGCAACGCGCTGGCGAGACGTTACTTACCGAGGCTTTGCTTGGGGTTCCCGCTGGCCCAGCGATTGAGGCACCGTCTGACGGTGAGCAAGTTGTAAACGTTTTCCGTGACATTGCTAACGGTGATGTTGTCGAGTTCGCGCAAGGCGTTGGACAAGTTGAGCATATTATGACCGGTGGCGTTTTGGGTATCGAGGGTAGCGAGTTTGCAATTACTGGCACCGCTAACAACCCGGCGGTACAAGTTCGTCGCTGGGAAATTGTTGGCAACACTTGGGAACCAACCGCCGCCGTCTTTGGGACTCGTTACAACGAGCTTACCCGGCTTGACGGTTTGCCCGAAGCGTAATGGCTACCTTAGCCGAGCTGACAGACGGCTACAACCGGCTAAACACTCGTTTGGTACGTGGTGCTGGCGTTTTAGCGGGCAACCTTTTTAGGCAACTTGGATCGTGGCGCGATAGTGACGTAACGCGTTACCTAAACCTTGTTGGCCCACAGATTGACGGTATCAAGTCGCAAGCGGCACAACTGCAAGCGGTTTATTACCAAGAGGTTGCCAAAGCTAACGGGGAGAGCTTTACCCCGGTTGCGGTGAGACCTCGAGACCTTACAGACGAAACGTTACGTAACGGTGCTGTAACGGCTGAGGTGTACCGTCGCCCTTTTGTTGAGGCTTATACGGCGTTGTCTAGTAACCAGTTGTTGCGTACCGCTGTGGAACAAGGCGCGGCGCGTGCTTCGAGTATTGCAGAGACCGATATACAGTTGGCGAGTCGTGAGGCTGGCCGTCGGCAACGTCTGGGTAACTCTAATATTGTTGGTTACCGTCGCGTTTTGACCGGTAGCGAAAACTGTGCGCTGTGTGCGATTGCTTCGACGCAACGTTACCGGGTCAACGACTTAAAACCAATACACCCTGGTTGCGATTGCGGAGAGCAACCTATTTACGGTGACTTTGACCCTGGACAGGTTATCGACCCTACAGGTTTAGAGAGTATTCACGAGGCTCTAATACAGCAACTAGGTGTCGACGATCGTGGCGCGAGGGCTGCCGGTATCGGCAAGTTTGTCGATTATGAAGACGGCGAGACCCGTCTGGCAGACCTTACCGAAATTATTGCGGTGCGCGACCACGGCGAGTACGGGCCTACGCTGACGTGGCGAGACCAAAAGTTTACTGGCCCGTCAGATATCCCGGCGGTACTAGATACCGCTATATAGTTTTCCGGCCACCCTGGTCGGTTCAGGCTCGAGATGAGCCTTATCTATTCCGAGATGGAAAGGTAAACCTTTATGTCGCAAGACGAAAACGAAAATATCGAAACCGTTGGGGACAATACTGGCACGGCTGAGACGGCCGAGACTGTAGACCTTGACGAGTACCCACAAGACCACCCGCTAGTCAAAACTTTAGCTAAGCAACGAGCCGAGCTTAAAGAGTTGAAGGATTTACGTAAAAGCCATTCTGAGGCCGCTAAGGAATTGGAAGACTTGCGTAAAGCTCAACTTACAGAGCACGAGCGTCTAATCGAGCAAACTAAAGAGGACACACGCCGGTCGGTGAGTATGGAGTACGCCGAGAAACTTGTAGAGGCCGAACTAAAAACGTCACTAAAGGGCAAAAGCCTTAACGGTGACTCGATTTTACAGTTTGACCGAGCCGCTTTTATCCAAGATAACGGCGACGTCGATAGTGACGCTATTGCGACGTGGGTAGAAGCTCACAGTACCAACACCGAGGCACCCAAACCCGATTTAGGGCAGGGCGCACGAGGTAGTAACAGTTCTCTCGCGCAAATTAGATCGCGTGAAGAATTACAAAGTATGAAACCGTCCGAGATATTGGCGGCCCGTAATGACGGTCGCCTAGATTCTTTGATGGGAAAACCCTAAAAAGAAAGGTAGCTAATAATGGCTATTGACCAATTTATACCCGAGATTTGGGCGGCAGGGGTAACCCAGTCGTTTATTTCCAACCAGGTGGTTATCCCCACCCTTAACACCCAGTTTACCGGTGAGATTACTCGCGGTAACCAGGTGCACATTATCAACGCAACAACCCCCACGATTGTGGACTACGCTGGCGCTGGCCGTAGCATTACCGCCGCCGACTTGGCCGACACCGAGGTTTTGCTCGCTATCGACCAGGAGAAAGCATTTTCTGTAAACGTCGACGACGTGGACAAAGTGCAGGCTTCTAGCGAGTTTGGCCCCTGGGTTGACTCTGCCGGCCGTGCGCTTGCTGAGGACGCTGAAGAGTACATTTTGGCTCAGATGTTGGCTGGCGCAACCGACGGTAACGCCGGTGACGTTGACGTGACAACCTTCGCCCTTGCAAAGGCTGCACTGCTCAAGATCCGTACCACGATGACCGCTGGTAAAGTGCCCGCGTCTGACCGTTTTGTAGCTGTTAACCCGGCTATGGCTGACTTGCTGATTTCTGGCCTGTCTGACGTGTCTAGCGCTGGCTCTGCCGACGAGCTTCGTAACGGCCAGATTGCCCGACTTTACGGTATGGGAGTCCTCGAGACCCCACTGTTTGCCGAGGCAACCGCGCCCGTCGCTATTGGTTACCACGCTTCTACGGTTGCGTTTGTTAACCAGATTAACTCGCTCGAGTCTTTGCGTAACCCCACCAAGTTCGCCGACATTGTGCGCGGACTAAACGTTTACGGTGCAAAGGTTACCCAGGCTGCCGGTGTTGTTAAGTACGTTTCGGTTCCTGCCTAGTAACTGACTCGTTTGGGGGAGGTCGGCTAGTCCGGTCTCCCCCACCCAGCCGCGCAAGTTTTTATCTGGAGGGCTACCAATGGCACTGGCTACTATTGCCGATATTGAGGCACGTTTAGGGCGCGAGCTGACGGCCACCGAGGACACTCAGGCGGCGGCTTGGCTTGAAGACGCCTCGTCTATGTTTGTACAACGTGCTATACAAAAGTTTGAGGTTAGCTCGTCTGTGGTGCGTTTGTTCCCTCGTGACGGGGTTGTGCGTCTTGTACAACGCCCTGTTATAGAGATAGATAGCGTTACCGACCTTGACGGTGTAGAGCTAGATTACACGTACGACGGGTTCCAGTCTTTATACGACTTGGGCTCTTACACCCCGGTACGGGTCACTTATGATCACGGCTCGGCAACTATACCCGACGACGTTGTGGCTGTTATCGCCGGTATGGTGGTGCGCACGGTGCTTATCCCTGACGACGCTGCCGCTGGTATCCAGCAACAAAGCGTAGGGCCGTTTTCTCAGTCGTACGCTAACTGGGCTGTTGGCCGCCAAGTGTTGATGAGCCCTAGCGACGTAGAGGTAGCTAATTACTACCGAGATAAAACTTTTAGGTCGGCTTCGACGATTGGAAACGGAAACTATGGAGTTAATTACCCGAGTCCGACGAAGTTCGAGCGGTACTGATAGTTACGGTCAACCCGTTTACACTACGGCCTCGTCTGAAGTAGGGGCTATTGTTTCTGCTCGGGTGTCCGGTACCAATTTTGACGCCGACCAGATTGTGGTAACTGATGGGTTAACCGTCTACCTGCCGACAGGTTATGACGTGCAAGACGACGATAAGTTTATTATTCGGACGAAGACGTACGAGCTCGACGGTGAGGCGTTTGATTGGCGCGACGGGTTAGGCTCGTGGTCGCCCGGCACGGTTGTCAATTTACAACGCGAGGTAGATCGTGGCTAGTAAAATACCTGGCGGCGGTGGTGAAGTAAAACTAAATTTTAAGGGTATGGGCGAGTTGTTGCGGTCTCAAGAGGTCGCCGACGAGTTGCGCCAACGTATGACTAGGGTACAGGGTGCCGTACCTGGGAGCTTGTTGATAGTTGTCCGGTCTGGACGTAGGGCTAGGGCTAAGGTTATCAACGGCTCAGATTTTGACGAGGCTAACACCGGCAACTTGTCGAGGGCTTTAGATTTATCTGGCGGTGACCGCGGCTACAAGGTGAAAACTAACAAGCCTAAACCGAGGAAGGGCAAGTAATGGCTAACGCGGTCATTTTTAGCGACATTATGAGCCACCTCGTTACCCGTATTACCGCCGAGTTGACGACGCTAGGTTTTACGTCTACCCGTGTGGGTGTGCTCGCTAACGACTCGGGCTCGCAAGTAATTTTACGCCGTGATGGTGGTACACGTCGGTCTAAAACAATTATGACTGACTCTATCGGTGTAAACGTGTACGAAACGTCTTTCGGTAACGCCGAAACTTTGGCCCGTACGGTTATGGCCGTCTTTGACGACTTGCCAAACGGTACCCCAATAGTGGACGTCGTACCCGAGAGCTCTATACAAGATGTAACCGACCTCAGGGCAGAGCGTAGATTTATGCGTTTTGCTGTAGACCATAGAGGTACAAACCTCTAACGAAAGGATAGCTATTATGGCTTTAGACTCTGACAACGTGAGAGTTGCTACTACGGGGGCCGTCTATGTTGCCCCTACAGGCACTACGGCACCGACCGATTCGGATGGAACACTAGACGCGGCGTTTGTCGACCTCGGGTATGTGTCAGCCGACGGAATTGCCGAGACCATTGACAAGTCCACTAACCAGATTCGCTCGTGGCAAGATGGATCGCTGGTACGTGAGGTTGTATCTGAGGGTACCTACTCTGTAGAAATGACCTTTATCGAAACCAACGAGGCCGTTTTGGAGCTTTACTACGGTGTCACTCAGACCAGCGGCAAGTTCTCTATTGACCCTCGTAAGACTGGTGGACGCCAGGCTTTCGTTATTGACGTTATCGACGGTGCCTCTATCGAGCGTACTTATGTGCCCTCGGGTGAGATTACCTCAGTTGGCGAGCGTACGCTTGCTTCGGGTGAAGCTATCGGTTACCAGGTGACCGTTACCGCTTACGCTGACGCAAGCTCGACGGTTGTAGAAAAGTTCTTTTCTGACCTCGAGGCTTAACGTATTGCCCTCTAGGTTTCTTGCGGCGGCCTAGAGGGTTTTAACTAGTGGGGGGCGTTATTGCCCCCAATTACGCCCCCCACTTTGCCGTAAACAAACTATCGAAAGGTATCGCCGCTATGGGTTACAAAATTGAACACAAGGGTAAGACTGTTGAGCTGCCTAACTTTAACGATATGCCTACGGGTGTGTTGCGGAAGGCCCGCCACGAAACCGAGTCCGAGCAGACTTGGTTCATCCTCGAGGGCGTACTTGACGATAAACAATTACAGATTTTAGACACGTTGCCGTTGTCCGAGTTTTCTAAGCATATGAAAGCTTGGACGGGTGGCGTAGCACTGGGGGAATAATTAAGGTCGTCGAGCTAATCGACGACCATACTGCCGCTTTTATTTACGACTTTAGATCACGTTTTAGTTTGGGCCTTGCCGACCTCGGGGAGAGTATTCCCTGGGTTGAGGTTGTGTATTTAGTTGCCGTCTTGTTGCGTGACCCAACCTCTTGGTTGCAAGTGAGCGTAAACGGTTGGCACCATCCCGTCTCGTACGAGTGGGCCGCTATGGTGGCGCAATACGATCTACACGCGCAAGTAAACAGCAAACGGAAACCTAAACCGTATCCTCGCCCCTGGTCTAATACTAACCGGGCTGGCGGTAAAGGTACGGTACGGGCTGATGGTCGAGAAATTCTTAAACGCGCGCGAGAGGGAGCCTATAAATGGCAGAGCAAGCCTACGCTTATGTAACCCTAATACCGGTTGCTAAGGGGTTCCAACAAGCGGTAGCTAAAGAGATGGGCGGCGTTAACAACGTCGGGAAGACTGCCGGGGGGAAAGCCGGTAAAGGCTTTAGCGGTGGCTTTGGCGGGGCTCTAAAGGGTCTTGGCGGGGTTATCGCTGGCGGGCTTGCGGCGGCCGGTATTGGCTCATTCCTGAAGGACTCGGTATCTCAGGCGAGCGACTTAAGCGAGTCTCTTAACGCGGTATCTGTTACGTATGGTGCCGCGTCTGAGGGTATTGTGGCGCTGGGTGAAACGGCAGCCACACGCCTCGGGTTGTCCGCCACAGACTTTAACGCCCTGTCGGTACAGTTTGCTTCGTTCGGTGACAATATTGCCGATAACGGCGACGTGGTCGGTTTCATTGACGACATCACTACCCGATCGGCTGACTTTGCCTCGGTGATGAACCTGGACGTCGCCGAGGCGTCCCGCATGTTCCAGTCCGGTCTTGCCGGTGAAACTGAACCACTTAAAAAGTTTGGTATTGACCTTAGCGCGGCAGCGGTTGACGCTTACGCTTTGGCTAACGGTATCGGGGAGGCTGGTAAACCCCTTACCGAGGTACAAAAGCAACAAGCCCGTTACGGCGCTCTCATGGAGCAGACGGCTGAGACTCAAGGCGATTTTTCTAACACGTCTGACGGGTTGGCTAACGCCCAACGTATCCTCGGGGCTAACTTTGACAATATGAAAGCCCAGGTGGGCGGGCCTCTACTCGGGGCCTTTGCTAACCTGACGACCGGGCTGTTACCGGTTATTGAGACTATGGGCCCGTTGTTAACGGGTGTTATCGAAGACTTGGCCCCAATTATTACCGACTTGGCTGGGCAGATACCTGGGTTACTGGAAAGCTTTTTGCCTATGTTGCCGGTTATCGGTGAGCTGGCTGGTATTTTCTTGGAGCTCGCGGCCGACTTGTTACCTATTTTTGTTGACCTTATTATGGCGCTTATGCCGGCAATTACCGACCTGTTGCCTATCCTTGCCGAGTTTATCGGAAACGCTATGGAGGTTTTAGTACCGATTCTCGTCCAACTTATCGACGCGCTAGTGCCTATTATTGAGGCCCTGCTCCCCGTCTTTATGGAGCTGTTCGAGGCTCTCGCCCCGGTGGTGCTTACGTTTATCGAAGCTATGTTGCCAATTATTGCATCGTTGCTACCAATGTTTATCGAGTACATAGAGTTTTTGACGCCGATACTTGTAACCGTTGCCGAGATTATTGGCGACATACTCGTTTTTGCTATTGAGCTTTTTGTGGGCGCGATTACGGGAATAACTGAAAGCCTGGCAACCTTTGGCGAGTTTTTTAGCGAGCTCTGGGATGGTATCAAGGAGTTTTTTGTCATTACCATTAACGCGCTTATAAGCGGGTTCGAGGCTTTCGTAAACTTTGTTATTGGTGGTGTAAACAAGATTGTCGACGCGCTAAACGGTCTCAGCTTTGAGGTGCCCGACTGGGTGCCTGAGATTGGCGGGGCAACACTCGGGTTTAGTATCCCTAGGATACCTGAGATTACTTTGGGCCGTATTGCCCTCGCTAACGGTGGGCTTGTTACAGGGCCCACTAACGCGCTGATTGGCGAGGCTGGGCCTGAGGTTGTTATACCTTTGGATCGCTTCGAGTCGATGATGGGTGTGAACGGCCAGGGTGGCACGGTGAACTATTACGCGGCACCTAATAAGAGTTTTGACGCTGAGCAAGAGCTACGGTTGGCTATGACGAGAGCGAGAGTGTTGGCGTGAGTGGTTTTAGTTTGACGGGTGCCAACGGTGACGTTATCACTTTTGATAACACCACTTACGTGCTTAACCCGTCGCTTATTGGTTTTGGTATCCCGCCGACCTCGGTGCGTATAGACGAGTCTGCCCGTTACGGTGGGGTGTGGCGTTATACTCGCCGGGCTGTGCGTAATGTCGATATGCCTGTAACGGTTTTTGGCGATACGGCGTTGGAGGTTGAGACGTCTTTGCGTCGTCTTGCCCGGTTGACTCAGGACACGAGCGGGCCTACAGTTTTGACGGCGTTGCGTGACGCTGGCGACCTTACTATGGGCTTGCATTACACGGGTGGCGCTGAGCTGGAGTACGGTGGCAGCGCTGGCGGTAAAACGTGGGCTACTTTGATGTTGTCGTTTCAGGCCCCTAACCCGTATTGGGAGTCTGCCACTGTTGAGACTTTTACGGTTACGACTGGCAACACTGGTCGCGGGTTATTGCCTCAACTAACTAAGTTGCGGGTGTCTTCGTCTCAAGCACTCGGTATTATCAACGTGAACAACACTAGCGACGTACCGGTTTATCCCGCGTTTGAGGTTGTGGGCCCGGTTGACGAGCTGGAGGTGTCGCTTAACGGTCAAGGGTGGACTTTTACCGAGGCTGTTACTACGGGTGATATTTTTACGGTGGATCACGAGACGGCTACGGTTACAGGTATTGGCGGTGTTAACCGTTACGACATTTTGGACACCGCGCCCAAGTTTTTCGCGTTGCCCCCAGGGTTGTCGAGCGTGCTCGTTACAGGTACCGACGCTGACCTAAACACGGTGATAAGGGCAACCTATAACCTCGCGTTTGAGGTGGTGCACGGGTGAACGTTGACGACCTCTCTGTAGAGGTACGCAACAAAACTTTAGATCGTGTGGGCCAGTTGTCCGGCGCTGACCTTGTGGGTGCCGAGTTTATTTTGCGCCACAACGAGGTAGGTAGTTGGAAGGTAAAACTACACGCTACTTCGGCTATGGCTGAGTTGTTGCGGACACCGGGGTATGGGCTTATTGTTACCGGCCCTGATGGTGTAATTTTGTCGGGCCCTATGTTGTCGGCTGCTCTTGCACAGACTGATAACGAGCCCGAGGGTACTTGGGTTATTGAGGGTGCCGACGACTCTGTTATTTTGTCTGAAAAGTTGTCTTACCCTTACCCGGCTAGTGCGGACGTTACAGCTCAGCTCGCCTCGCACGATATACGCGAAGATGTTGCCGAGACGGTACTGAAGGGTTATGTAAACGCTAACCTTGTTACTGGGCCTACGGTTCGACGAGTAAATACGTTGACGGTGGCTACGGATGACGGCCGGGGTGAAACAGTTTACGGTTCGGCTCGGTTTGAAAATATGCAAGAGTTTTTTTACAACCTTGCCCAGTCTGGCGGTGTGGGTTACTCGTTACAGCAAGAGGGCTCTAACCTTGTTTTTGACGTGTACGAGCCGGTTGATCGTAGCGCGCTTATCCGTTTTGATATTGACACCGGCCGGCTAACGTCGGCTAACTATTCTTACAGTGCCCCGTTGTTGACCCGCGCTATTATTGGTGGTGCTGGCGAGCAAGAAGAAAGACTATTTTTTGAGGGTACGTCGTCTGACTCTACGGCGGCTGAGACTGTGTGGGGTCGACGTATCGAGTCGTTTGTGGACGCACGTACTACCCAACTCGAGGCAGAGTTTGACCAAGAGGCTACAACCGCGCTTGTGGACAACGGTAAAACTCGGGTTGCTATGACCGTAACGCCTGCCGATAATACGACTATGTTGTTTGGGTCTGAGTGGGGTTTGGGTGACACTGTTACGGTGACGGTGCGCGACATTGTTGCGACGGCTGTTGTTTATACGGTGGCGTTGTCTATCCAGACTGACGGGGTTTACTTGGCGGCCGAGGTTGGCACCCCGGTGGCTTCGTCTTACGAGGCTATGCTAAGCCAGGCTACGGTTTCCCAGGGGCAACGGATTGGGCAGATAGAGCGCAACAATACGGGGTATGGCGTCGTTACAACGTTTGCCGGTGTCGAGGGTGGCACGAGTGGCACACAACCTACTTTTAGTGGTGACGTCTTTACAGCCACTTATACACGCTTTGGCGATATGATCCACTTTGCGTATACGGTGGACTTTGACACGATTACTAATTTTGGTACGGGCCAATATTATATGACGTTGCCGTATAATGCTCGACGCGATTACTCGTTTCGGGAAGGCCGTCTTTTAGACGTTAGCCAGAGTTTACAGTTCCATATAGCTGGTACCGTATCGGCTGGCGATAACGTTATGTACTTGTGGACGACCGACCGGCAAGGTAACCGTATTTACGACTCACCTTTTGAGCACGACGACCCGGTTACTTTAACAACGAGCGATTCGTTTACGATCGCTGGCACGTACGAGCTAGAGCAATAAGAGAGGTTAGGGTATGACCCAGACTAGTTTCCCCTTCGAGGGGATTGACACTACAGAGACCCAGTTTAGTCAGTGGGCTCGTCACTTCAATAATGGGGTGAACGATGAGCCTACGGGTACAGCTCTTGAGGTGAGCGCGGGTACTGGTCTTGCGGTGGATGTTGCCGCCGGTGAGGCTATGGTGCGGGGCCATTATTACGAGAGTGACGCTGTAGAGTCGTTGGCTTTGGCTACGGCTGACGCAACTAACGGCCGTATTGACACGGTTTTGTTGCGTCTTGACCCTACAGCTAACTCGATTGTTGTGGCTGTAAAGACTGGTACGGCTGCCGGTTCACCGGTTGCGCCTACGCTCGTCCAGACTGACGCGGGTATTTACGAGCAAGCTTTAGCTAACGTGCTTGTGCCTGCCACTGCCGGGGTGCCGTCCACAATTACGGATCGTAGAGAGTTTATGGGTACCCGTTTGGGGTCTTGGGCTACTGACGGTCGGCCCGAGCCAGATGGCCGGGTTTTGTTCGGTTTCAATAGTACAACCGGCTCTATCGAGTTTTACAACACTAATACAAGCGCTTGGACACCGGTAGGCGGCGTCGGGCTCGAGGCAACTTTTCTACTGATGGGAGCATAACAAAATGGCTAACGCATATAAGGTTTTAGCACAGTCGGCACCTTCGGCCACTACAGCCACGGACGTGTACACGGTACCGGCGGCAACTGAGACGGTTATTAGTACGGTGATTATTGCTAACCGGGCGGCTTCGGCGGGTACTTTCCGTTTGAGTGTGCGCCCTAATGGTGGTACACAGACTGACGCTATGTATTGTGCTTATGATGTTCCCGTGGCCGGCAACGACAGCACAACGTTGACGTTGGGGCTTACTTTGGACGCCACTGACGTGCTTACGTTGTATTGCTCGAGCGCCGATATGTCGGTGAACGTTTTCGGTACTGAGATTAGCTAGGGGGTTTGTTGTGGCTGTAACAAGTATGGCAAACAGTTCCATAAGGGACTTTGCAAAGTCGAACAGCATGGCACTTGGTTACACCCGCTCACCTTGGGAAACACGCTATGTTGTTGTAGCTGGTGGTGGTGGTGGCGGTACTGGGGTGAACTTTTCCTCTGGTGGTGGTGGTGGCGGTGCTGGCGGTTATAGGTCAAGTGTCGCTGGTGAAGTTTCTGGTGGTGGTGCGGTGGCGGAGCAACCTTTGTCTTTATTTTCTGGCGGTGTTTTCGGTGTTACCGTTGGTGCGGGTGGTGGCCAGAACACTTCCGGGTCTGCTTCTACTTTTGGCGGCATCACTTGTGTTGGTGGTGGGCGCGGGGGGGACTCGTCGAATAACGCTGTGGGTGGTTCTGGTGGTGGGCCGTTTTCTTTAGGCGGTTCTCCCGCGGATGGGACTGCCGGGCAAGGTTTCGCTTCGGGCGACAATGTTAGGGGTGGCGGTGGTGGTGGTGGTGCTGGTGAAGCCGGAAACACTGACGAGGACGCCGCCGGTGGTGATGGTGTAAGTTCTTCCATCACTGGTACTTCCGTTTTTCGCGCTGGTGGTGGTAGTGGTGACCAAACTTTCAACGATGGCGTTATGCCTGGCGGGGAAGGTGGCGGTGGTGCTGGTGGTTGGTATATCAATGCCTCTGGTTCTTCCGGGACAGCAAATACTGGTGGCGGTGGCGGTGGCGGTGCCTCACGAACCGCTTATGGTGCTGGTGGCAGTGGCGGTTCAGGTATTGTCATTTTTTCTGTGCCGGTACAGGCAACGGTTACATTTTCTGGCGGTGTCACACAAACCAGCGCAACCGTTGGGGTGAACAAGGTTTACACGGTGACAGCTACTTCCACGATTTCAGAAACGGTGACTATCGCATGAGCCACTTCGCAAAACTAGACGAAAACAACCTGGTCACTTTTGTTACTGTGGGCAGGCAGGAAGATGACGGGCTGGAGGAAGAACTCAACGCCCGTACCGGTGATGTGTACCGGCAAACTTCCTACAACACGCGGGGCGGGGTTCACTACACGGATGGTGAGCCAAGCGCTGACCAGACTAAAGCGCTCCGGTTCAACTATGCAGGTATCGGTTTCACTTACGATGAGGCCCGTGACGCTTTCATCCCGCCAACCCCTTACCCTTCCTGGGTTCTCGATGAGGACACCTGCCTATGGGTTGCACCTATCGCCTACCCTGCTGAGGGTGACCATGTTTGGGATGAAGAATCTGGTGACTGGGTGACAGCTGATGAAACTGTCTAACCTCGGAACAGGCAGAAAAGACCGGCACCTAAACCTCGGGTTCGGCAGAGTCCACTACATCCACTACCATCCTCAGGTGGGCGGTACAAGACAGTGGGGTGTTTTGCTTCAGAGGTTCGGGCACTTTACCCTCGATGTGTTTTGGGGGCGTCATGTTTTTGTTTTCAACTTTCACGACAAAAGGTCATTATGAAATTAGTTAAACCCTGGCCCGATCCATATAAGGTAAACCCTAACGGCGGGTACGGTAACCGTCGTCACCCGATTACTGGGCGTACCAAAAAGCACCGCGGGCTCGACGTTGCCTATAGTGGTTTTATTTACTCGCCGGCCGACGGTGAGGTAGTCCACAAGGGTGCCGCGCTGAACAAGTCAACGGGTGGCGGTTACACGCTTATTGTAAAACACGCCTCGGACTTGTATACAGTCTATTACCACCTCAGAGAGCCCTCAGAGCTCGCTGTGGGCGCTAAAGTGCGTCTAGGTGACGTATTAGCCCATACGGGCACTACAGGGGCGTCTACAGGCGTACACCTGCACGTCGAGACACGTAAGAGCCGTAGGTGGGGGTCAGACTTTAACCCCGAGACCGTTATAGATATGTCGCGGTCGGCTGCTAACGGTGCAACACCTGGACAAAGTGCAACACAGAGCACGCCTAAGCTTGTCGAGGACGGGATACTGGGGCGCAACACTTGGGGCGCTGTCCAGACAATACTCGCCACCGAGGGCCACTATAAAGGTCGCGTAAACGGTATACCGGGCAAGACCACGATTAGAGCGCTACAGGCGTGGCTAAACGAGGTGGTGTAGTGGACGACAACACTCGAGAGGTTGGGGTTAAGGTATCTATGCGCGATATTTACGCCGAGGTACAACGGCAGGGCCGGCTACTCGAAAAGATAGCTAACAGTCTTCCGACGAGTGAACAGACAATAGACGACCACGAGCTACGTATACGTAAACTCGAAATGCGTATGGGCTGGGCCGTCGGCGGTTTCGGTCTTATTGCGGCCGTTATGCCGTGGATTGTGGGGCTAATCCGATGACTGGTAAACCGTCGTGGAAATATCGCCGTCGAGCCGTATTTAGTACCCTCGTGTTCGGCGCGGTAGTTATTATTTACGTGCTTGTGAGTGGCGACGATCGCCCAGTGTTGGACACGGTAGTATTGTCTGTGGCCGGGCTTATGGGCGCGGCTTTGTCTGTTTATACGGGCGCGAGCGCTTACGAAGATGTTAGATTACACAGAAAAGAGGTTAACCCTGATGGATAAAATTAAAGCTTATTGGGCTTACGCTGGCGAGAGAGCTGTAAAAACTTTTGCCCAGACGGCTCTCGCTGCGATTACCGCGGGCGGTGCGTTGTCTATTATCGAGCTCGATTTTGTGCAGATGTTGGGCGTTGCCGGGTTGTCTACTCTTATGTCGCTGCTAACTTCTGTTCTTCAGTACGACAAGGCCGGCAAGTAGTGGCACGGTTGGACGCTGTAGAGCGTGTGACCGGGTACGACGTACCTGTAGACCCTATGGACTTGTTGCAGTGCGATAGTTGCCAGTAATGTAATTTTGTTTGCCCCCTCTCTCAAGGGAAGAGACCCCCCAGGCTTAACGGCTTGGGGGGTCTTTTTTTGTTACCTTTTTGTGACATTTATAATTAGGTGTTTCGTTACAGGTCGTGGCAGACTGTAGACACAAAGCAACACCACCTAGAGAGAGGTAAGTAAAATGTTCAAAATTGGGACGATTGTAAAAGTCTGGTACTCGAGCGGGCCTGCAGTAGTTGGCAAGTTTGCGGGAATGGTTGACGGCTACTACACAGTAGAGGGCAATGTGGGCCGCTACGCATATATTGAAATTGTGGGAGGCTAATCAAAATGGGACACTATAAAAACCTCGAGGTTGCTATGCAAGACGACGTAACCCGTTACCACAACTGGTACGAGGCGGTTGGGCACACACTCGACGCGGTTACGTGGGCTTGGTTGGATGAACGTAGCGAGCGGTTGTGGAACGCGATAGAGCTTTGGGAAAACGCACCGTACAAAGCTGTAAGGGCTATAGATCACGTCGCGCTTCAACCGGTGACTAGGGCGCAAGCTCTGGCCGCCGAACGTAACAGAAAACGAGCCGTTTCGTTGTCGACCTGGGATTGGGCTTTAGCAGTTGTCGGTATCGCCTTTTTTGGGTTGCTCTCGTTGACACTATTCGTTATGGTCGTCCGGTGATGGGTTGGGTGTTGATGGTTTTGGGGGCCGGGTTTCTGTTCGCCCCTGGAATGGTTGACCCGCTGGCACCTATCAACGGTGCCTCGCTTATTGGCTTAGTGTTGCTCGCTTGGGCGACCGTACGACTTGTCGGTGGTCAACGGTGACCTATGAGCACGGCGACCTTATGCGCGCAATTATTGACGAGGGCGGCGAGGTGCCTTGTATGACCTGGCCAGACTTGTTTTTTCCCGAGCTTGGGGTAAGCACCGTGCGGGCTAAAAAGCTGTGTGGGTCGTGCCCGGTAAGGTTACAATGTCTCGAGTACGCTTTGGACGCCGGGGAGAGTATCGGTGTCTGGGGTGGCACGAGTCCTAAAGAGAGATGGAGGCTAAAAAATGCAGGTAGTTAGCACAGGTAACCGGGTTTTGGTTACCGCTACAGATAGTTGGAATATGGAAGAGGGCCGGCTTGTGCTGACCCTAAAAGAGGCGCGCACGTTACGTATAGCGCTGGAAAATATGCGGCTAACGTTTGGTATTGAGGGGGTGGGCGAAGATGGCGAGGACGGTTAGAGCGCGTAGCACTGATCCGGTTACTTCACGTTTGGCCGCTGACTCGGTGGACAACGTGACGGCGACGCAAGCGTATATTTTGCGGTGCTTGAAACGGCCACGTAACGACGGTCAACTGGTTGACGCTTACAGGGCTTACAAGACGGCACCTCGGGCGTCTGAGTCTGGTATTAGGTCGCGTAGGGCCGAGCTGGTAGACCGTGGGCTTGTGACCGATACGGGCCGTAGGGTGCTTTTGGACTCTGGCCGGTACTCGATTGTGTGGGGGTTGTCTAATGTCTAAATGGGTTGTCGAGTTTCTTGAAGATGACTCCGAGACGTTGTACGTGAGTATTTACGAGCACCGTAAAGAAGGTAGCGCGGGGGCCAGTTTGGACTTGGTTACAAGCGACCGCTTCCTTGCTTTGTCAGACGCGACGTATTGGCTTGGTCACGAGCTCTCGTCGCTTATGGGGGAGCACTGGTACTAATGTTGACCGCTGACCAGTTTGTAGCCTCTAAACAGCTTGACGAGGCCGCGTGGCTTGACGCTCGACGTTTAGGGTTGTCTGCCACGACTATGGCTAAAGCTATGACGCCGGCAGGGTTCCGTGACGTTGTGGCGGAGTGGGATAACCATACCCCGATACCTGTAAATGCTTATATGCAGTTTGGGCTTGATAATGAGCCGTGGCTGGCAATGTGGACTAAACAAGTGACGGGTGTTATGCCTAACGACTGGCTGATACGCCACAAGTCGAACCCGATCGCGTTGGCAACACCTGACGGTATTAGCCTCGACGGCGACACTATTGCCGAGATTAAGACGACGGGTAAAGATTGGGGCAGCCTAGATAAAATACCTATCGCGTATATACGCCAGGTGCAATGGCAGCTCTACGTTACAGGTGCTACTTCGTGCGTCTTTACTTGGTTGTTGCGTGAGCAGTCCAACACGGGTGTTATGGTGCCGGCGTGGCTCGAGCCTAAGTACGGTTTTATAGATCGTGACGAAGACATAATCGAGGGTATGGTGGCTCGTTGCGCCGAGGTGTGGCAGGCCATTACCGAGCGGGTGGCCTAATGGCCTGGGAGGTTTATTATTGCCCGTTTGGTTGCGGTGCGACTCACACGGAAACGTCAGGCTCTGAGGCTATGGCCTTTTGGTATGGTGTTCACAAGTGTAAAAATGAGAGAGGTAACTAATGGCTAAACGGCAATACGTTTTAGTTGAGTTTGGCTGGTACGTAGCTTGGGTTATTGCCAGTATTGTGGCGGCCGTTGCGTCGGTTGCTCGGCTTATTGTTGATATTGGGGGCGCGTAATGGTAAAGGTTGCGATAACTGTAGAGCTGGACGCTGAGGTTTATTCTTGGCTTTTGGCGGCAGCTAACGGGTCAAAAATGACTGTTAGCGATTTTGCTAACGATATGTTGGAGAGCTATCTGGAGGACAATTATGGCGAGGTTTGATTTAACGAAGTATGCGACGGTTGCCGAGCGTTTAGCTATGCTCGAGGCCGAGTACCCAGACTACCGGTTGGAAACTATCGACTATTCGACGGCTGACGATCGCGCTAAAGGTGTTTGGCGGGTAAAGGCAACCTTGTATCTGACGCGCGAAGACCAACTAGAAATAGTGCCTAAAGCGACGGGTCACGCTTTTGAGGTGGACTCGGTTAACGGGCCACAAGCTACTAGCGCGCTTGAGGTGTGCGAAACTTCGGCCGTCGGGCGTTGCCTCGCCCTGGCGAGCTCTAAATGGTCGGGCAATAAAGACGACGCTAGTAAGTCTTTGGCGTCGCGTGAAGAAATGGAAAAGGTACAACGCGGCACGCCGACACCAGTAACGGTTGAGGCACCCGCCAGCTTTTTCGACGACGTGAGCAAAGCTGAGACTGTGGCCGACCTCGAGGCGTTGTGGAACTTGGCGAAAAGCTCGGGATATGCCGACTTTGTGCGTAAAGTAGTTACCGAACGTAAAGCAATGATTACAGGGGGTAAAAAGTGAGTAATTGGACTAAGACGGATAAAAATTTAGCGACCGAGTTGGCGTTGTATGTTGCTGAGGTGAGGTTGCGCGACCCTAAAGTTTCGTGGGTTGTTGGCCAAAAGGGTAGCCCGTGGCAGAACTATTATTTAAACTCGAGCGCGTTATTCCGTAAAATGAGAGCTTCGAGGCGTCGCCGGGTGGCTGTAGGTGAGTAACCTCACCCCGGCCGACATCATCGACACGTTAAGCCGTATCGGTCGTGACATTGACGAAGCAACCGCTGATATTGCTAAGTTGGACGAGGCGGCCGTGAGGGCCAGGGCGGCGTATAAGACGGGTTACGCTCGAGCGTTTTTGACGTGTGAGGGCTCTATGGATGTTAGGCGTTATACGGCTGAGCTGGATATGAGCGATTTAGCGTTTACGGCTGAGCTTGCGGATCAACAACACCGGGCAGCGGTTTCGCATATTCGTTCGTTGCGTGACCGTTTGGAGATTGGGCGTTCTTTGGGCCCGCTGATTAGGTTGGAGTGGGGGCAAGCGTGACTAAATGGCGTTGGGAAATGAAACGGTTACACCTGCTTGCAGGTTTTGGTCATAAATGGGGGGTAGAGCTCACTTGGGATACTTACGAGCCGGCTCTAACCGTCCAGGTCTTAAACTTTTGGGTTGTGCTCGAGTGGTGGCCCAAAGACACCGATAGCTTTTATTACTAATGTCTGGGGCGAGCTCGAGGCGTAAAGGTAACCAGGCTGAGGTTGAGGTTACTCACGCTTTGGAGCGTGCCGGTTGGACGGCGGTTACGTCGAGGGCAGCGCGTGGCGGTTACCAGTCCGGCGAAGACATTATTACTAATTTCCCGTGCTCGATTGAGGTAAAAAACCAGGCACGTTTAGACCTTGCCGGGTGGTGGGGGCAGGCGGTGGAGCAAGCTGGGGATAAACCGCCGGTTGTTGTGCATAAGAGGGTGGGTAAGGGGCAGGCCGAGGACTGGTGGGTAACTATGGACTTGGCTACCCTGTTACGTCTTGTGAGACGCCCTGACGGCTTGTAGTGAGTATCGGTAAGCGATCTAAAAAACAGGTTGAGCGTATCCGGCACGTTGTGTATAACCGTGACGGTGGTGTTTGTGTTGGTCAGGGGTTCGGGTTGGCTTGTAGTGGCGGGTTGACGGTGCAACACCGGGTTAGCCGCGGTATGGGCGGTAGTGCCCAATACGATACAGAGCCCGCGTGGCTGATTACTTTGTGTTGGGCGCATAACGTGGCGGAAACGTCTAACGCGTCCCTTAGAGAGGCGTACGTGGCTCGTGGGTGGGGTGTCCCGAGGTGGGTTGTGGACTCGTGGGCGATTACCGAGGTTCCGGTAAGGTATGTTGACGGTTGGTACTTGCTCGTCGAGGGTGATAGGTTACCGGTTACCGAGAGAGAGAGTAGCGAGAGAATGAGGGCAATTTATGGGTGAAGTATCCGAGGTCGACACCGACCTAAAGTTTTCGATAATCCCCGAGTGGCTTTTAGACGCCGATATAAGCCACGTCGCCGTTAGGGTGTACGCGATTATCGCCAGGTATGCAGACAACCAGACACTTACCGCGTGGCCCTCGAGGGCGACAATAGCCGAGCGGGCAAAGTGCACCGTAAAGTCTGTGGATCGTGCGATAGCTGAACTAATCCAGTTGGGAGCTCTTGGCAAAGAGTTACGCAACGATAACGACGGTCAAAAGTCGAGTTTATACACCCTGAAACGGGTAAAGAGGGGGGCGACAAAAACGACCCTGGGGGGGCGACAAAAACGACATAGGGGGGGCGACAAAAACGACACACGAACTATAACCAATGAACTAGAACCAAAGAACTATATAAAAGAGTTCGATAATTTTTGGGAGTCATACCCGAAAAAGGCTGATAAGCGGGTGGCAGAGAAGGCTTTTATCAAAGCTCGCAAGAGAGCAACTTTAGACACGATCCTTGCCGGGGTTGTTTGTTACCGTGATGACCCTAACCGTAAACCCGAGTTTACGAAAAACCCGGCGACGTGGCTTAACGCTGACGCTTGGGCTAATGATGTTTTGGCAGCACCGGCACCGCTTAACGAGTGGGGTAAACCGTTGAGGCCACCGGCTGAGTTGCCGGACGCGAGGGCGTGGGTAAAAACTATGCACGACATTGGGGAGCACTGGGAGTGTCGGCCCGGAGAGTTTGGGTGTAGCTGATGGAGGTTAAAGCGTTTTGGACACCTCCAGGGTTTCGCCCTATGTCTGATGAGGCTATAGAGGCGTTGTGTAATGGTGATGGTAAACCGGACACTATGGCGTTGCGGGCTCAGGCTTTGCTTATTCGTGTGACAGATCACCAGGGGGAGCGGTGAAACCTTATTACGTTGACGACCTCGTTACCTTGTATCACGGTGACGCGCTCGAGGTTGAGGAATGGCTTACCGCTGACGTTTTGGTAACAGACCCGCCTTATGGTGTCGGCTATAGCTCTAGCGGTATGTCTAATGCTCGAAGGCCCTCGGTACAAACGGTAAAAAATGACCAAGACGCGTTTATACGTGACAAAGTTTTAGAGCTGTGGGGCGACCAACCGGCTGTAGTTTTTGGATCGTGGAAGGTAGAGCGACCACAAGACGTAAAGTTTCGGCTTATATGGTACAAAAAAGCTAATATCCCAGGTATGCGGCCCGCGCCCTGGTTTTCGGCTGACGAGGAAATATATATTTTGGGCAAAGGTTTTACCGGCAAGCCTGAGCAAAACGTACTCGTAACTAATGATAGGCGAGACGGCGCGTACGGCGAGGTAGCAAAATATGGTCATCCGACGCCTAAACCCGTTGGTTTGCTCGAGCGTCTTATTACTAAAGCGCCCGAGGGTGTTGTGGCCGACCCGTTTGCCGGCGTTGGGTCGACCCTTATAGCAGCCAGAAACCTCGGCCGCCGAGCTGTAGGTGTTGAGCTTGACGAGTCATATTGTGAAACGATAGCTTTGCGGCTAAGTCAACAGTCTTTCGATTTAGGGGCGTTATGAGCTGGCAGGCTGAGCTACTGGGTATAAACCTGGACGAGCTCGAAAAAGAACGGTTTGGTACGTACGATAACGAGCGAGCTCACCACTTGCACGAGGTAAAGGCAGCGGTGTGGACTAACCAACCTGTACGAAAACCGAGACCGTCTAAATGGGTTAGCGTTAACGAGGCCGCCGACCTTGTTTATTACCACCGTTCCACAATTTTACGGTGGCGCGAGTATGGGAAAATACGGCACTGTATGCAAAAAAATAAGATTATGGTCGACAAACGAGACGTTTTGCGACACGCCGGAAGATTATATACCGCTACTAAAGTTACAACGGTGTAATACGCTGTTTTAGGTAAACAATTTTAGGGGGTAACAATGGCTAAGATTAGCCTTCACAACGTACAGGTAACCCGAGTGTTTTGGGATGGTAAAGGGGCCGAGGTTTCCGAAAAGTACAAAGCTCGCGGTATGGACTTTACCGACCGTTACAGTTGCTTTTTTGACGAGCCCCACAACCTGCCCGAGGGTGCGCTTATTAGTGTCGAGGGTTTACTTGGGTTGAAGATTGACGACTACACAAAAAAAGACGGCACACAAGCTCAGACGATTGCCCGGACTATCAACAGCCCGAAGGTGACCGCCAACGACTCACCCCCCTCGGACAAGACCGGGCCGGCCGCCATTATGGATCAGTGGCCCACCGCTGTAATTGGTCAAGGCAAACTAGTAGACGAGAGTGCGCCCTTCTAACGACGGCGACGACTTGCTAACACTTGTCGACCGCCTCACACAACCCCACAAGTCTGGGGTAATAGTTGAGGACGACGACGGCACCGAGCAAAAGGTTTACATTAGCCACGACGCCTTACTAAAACAGTTACGGCAACTCGTGCACTCAAGTCTTGGCTCCTCTGTTCAGGGGGCAGGGCTCGCCTCTGAGCGTAACGTTATCGACTCTGACGCGCTCGACCAATACGAGGCACTCAAACGGCAGATACGCCGGCTTTACGGTGAGGTGTCAGACGCTAAACCGTTCCCCGAGCCCGAGAGCAACCTTAGACAGTGGTATATCTGCTTCAAGCGCCAGGTAGAGGCCCGTAAAGTCTCCGAAGACGTTGTGGCCGACAAAACCCGCAAAATTGCCGGGATGGTGTACGCAATAGAGAACAAACTAAACCCGCCGACTATTTTAGAAATCACGGCAGCCTGTCCACGTTGTGGCGCAACACACTCTAACGACGAGCAAGGGGTTTACCGTCGGGCTATCCTTATCGAGTCCAGGGTGGTGCAATACCGATCGTTAGATAACACTAAAGCTCGCTGTATTGCTTGCCTCGCTGTTTGGTTGCACGGCCGCGGTATGCGGCAGTTACGTTATGAGATTGACCAGGCCGAGGAAACGCGACACGCCGACACCGAAAAGGTCGAACAAATGTTCGAGGATTATGATACCATAGTAGAGCGCTATATCAGTGTGCCCAAAAACGGGACGAGGCTATAATGCGTATTTTGTTTTTTGACTTAGAGACTTCGCCGCTCACCGCTCACACGTGGGGGCTCTGGCAACAAAACGTCG